TTAGCTTCTGCTTTTTTATCAGCAGCTACCTTCTTAGGGTCAACTACTTTCTTTGCTTCTGTAAGATTAATTCTAATTTTCATTTTTTATTATATTATGCTCCGAATGTAGCTCCAGTAGGAGTGATGTTGAAGTCAACGATTATAAATTCTGATGTCTTAGTTGGTTGTAAATAAATTGCACCTACTAATTGGTTTCTATCGATTACATCAGCTGTATTATTAGTTTCATCCATTACAACTTGGAAAGCATATAAACCTTGTCTTTGCTGCACATACTGTAAGTATGGATTAACTTGGTTTAGGAATGAATTTCTTGTTGCTGTAGTGTTTGGTTCAAATAATAGAGTAGAAGAAATTTGATTAACATTAGCTTTTAACTCGATTAATAATCTTCTTACATTAACTCTATTTAATGCTGAGTTAGCTGATTGTAAAGTCTTCTGACCTAAGATTACCGTACCTTGACCTGGTAATACACCTATTGGATTCACCTTACCTTGATAAAGAGCATCTCTATCTGAAACGGATAAACGTCTTTCTGGTTGTATTACTGTTGGTAAAGCACCTCTGTTAATACCTGCTGGTGCAAACCAAGGTTGACCAACTCTATCGTTATACTCATAAGCTGCTGGTACTACTGTAGAAGGTGGACAGAATACTAATTTACCTGTCTCTTGAGATCTCATTTGCAACCAAGGATAGTAGGTAGCTCCATAAGATGAATCTATAGACTGAGCTAAACCAATAACGGTATTGTTAGAAGCTACGTTATATGCTACGGTATCAACTACAGCAATTGCATCTCCTCTCTGTTGAGTATTAGATACTAAAGTAGAAATTAAGTTAGGAGCGTTTTGTAAGTTAATACCAGGGGCATAAATTACGTTATATTGAAATAAGTCTTTATTAGATAGAACGCTAATACTAGAAGTATAGTTATCTACTACTACGCCTTGAATAGGTAAGTTTTGTAAACTAGGGATATTTTCAAACATTGAACCTGTAACTGCATTATTAACTACGCCAGTTGCTCCGAAAAATCCTCCGAAACAAGAACCTGAACCTACTGCAGGAATGAATTGTATATACTCTGGTTTAGGAGCTCCTGTTGGAGTTAAGTAATTAGGAGTAGGGTTATTTACTGCTTTTACTCTCACATATCTACTGTTATTGGGATAAGATCCAGTAGTAGCAACGTAAAAATTACCTTGTCCGTCTAAAGTTAACTGAGAAGATTGATTTCCGATTACGTATTCAATATAGTTAGAAGAGTTAGGATCTAAAGATAAATTATTCCAAGACTCTAATACTGTTTTAGCACCTTCGTAGTCATTACCTTGTCTAATAGAGAGACTAAATTGACCAGAAGCTGTATTAGCAGAGGTAATTTCCCATCTGATATTATCCGATGATCCAGAAATTAAAGCTGATCCAGTTAAATTATATAGTGAGCTAGTAGTTACTTGACCTCCAGCTACTACACCTTCACCAATACTGTTCATAATAGAACCTTGCGATAAAGTTTCTAATACGAAAGAAGCTGAAGTTACTGCACTGAGTATACTAGCAGATGCAGGAGCATAAGCACCACTTACCACTCTAGATACTAACAAAGAAGATCCTCCTTGTTGAAAATAGTTATAAGCTGCAATTGATGTTAAATACTCGGTAGTTGTACCTAGAATGTCTACGAAATCACATCCAAATTTAGATTTGAAATCTGAGTAGGAAGTTACTATTGTAGGTATGCTTACCGGACCCTTTACCGTAGGACCAATAAGTGCTGCTCCAACTGAGATAGGGCCTGTAGTTATCTGAGAAGTATCATTTTCATTTAAGAAAATGCCCGGTGAGTTTAATGTTACTGCCATGTTTATTGTTAATTATCTATTAATAAATATCTCTATAATAGACGAAACTCTGTTTATGAAACTAAAATACCAGTAGATAGATCTATAGTAGAACTACCATATTTTTCTTGTAACTTTTTTGATAGGTCAGCTTCCTTTCTTTTTATCTCTTTTAGACTTTGAAAAGCTTGTTCAATCTCCCTCTCTATCTTACCCAAAGACTCATTAGCAGTTTTCTGATCTACATATAACTGACCAATATCGTAGGTGGTAGCTAGATAGTCGTTTTGTATAGCTTTTATCTCTTCTAACTCTTCTGGCGTAACTGATTTTACTTCTGACATAAACTACTTCTTTTTAGCTGGTTTTTTAACAACTTTTTTTGCTTTCTCAACTACCTCTTTTACTTCTTCTTTAACTTCAGCGACTTTTTCTTCTAATACATCTGGAATGTTGTTACCATCTGCATCTCTTACTTTACCTGTTTTCATTGCGATAAATAATGCCGCTGCTAAAATTAAAACGATTACTAAAACTGTCATGATCTTTTATTTTTGGTTTATAAATATAAATATATTGATTTTTCTTAAAAATTATATTTCTTGAATTCTTAAATAAATTCCTTTTGTTGCACGAGCATTAGCTGGCCAAGCTGTACCATCAGGTGCTCTACCAGGTCCTACTCCAAAAGTAGCATTAAATCCATTACCTTGTTGACTTGCTCCGTAGAAATAACATTGTAGAGTAGTGGTTGATGTTATTTGCACAACACCTCTTGTCATAGTAGAGTCTGCAGAAGCTGATACAGCAAGATAATTATCCCAGTAGTTTGATAGATTATTATATAATCTTTGAGGATCTTGAAAAAGTGCTGGTCTTGCAAAGGTAGTATTTGCGCCGGCTATCAAGTATGCACTAACATATCCATTAAGATAACCTGTACTTATAAGTCCATTAATGCCTCCTAAGTCTAATTCAATATCATAAATACCTGGTGCAAGTGTGACGTTTGTTGAACTACCGGTTCTTCCTACTCCTATCTTAGTGTTTTGAGAAGATGTAATGAAACTTGTAAATGTGAATTGAGTTACAGTTGTACTAGCATTACTGGATACTGTAAAAATGTTTTGAGAGCCAACATTATATCCATAAAAGAATGCTTTTGGTGTTGCATGGCTTGCTGAGGCTACTACTCCTATTACATTACTACCTGTTACAAAAGAAGCTGTTCTAGCTGTGTTAACAAACGAAGCTGTTTGGGCTGTTGATACAAAACTAGCCGTTCTTGCTAAATTAACAAATGATGCTGTATGTGAAGTTAATGCTTGAGATGCAGAATATGCATTTGAATAGGTTGCAGCTGCCGTAGGTGCCCATGAAGCACTCCATGCAAATGATGCTGTTTCTGCTTGAGAATAAGTTACAGGTAAATTATAGTAAGAAGCTGTTAAAGCATGACTTGATGTTAAAGAAGATGTAGCAAATTGCGCATTCTGCACAAATGAAGCCGTGTTTGCTGTTGCTACAAAAGATGCTGTTAAAGCTGTAACAACAAAAGAAGCAGTCTGTGCTGTTGCTACAAAGGAAGCAGTTTGAGCTAGTGTTACAAATGAAGCAGTACTAGCAAAAGAAGATGATACTGCGTTTTGTACAAATGATGCGGTTTGAGCTGTTTGTACAAAGGATGCTGTCTGTGCTAGTGTTACAAATGAAGCTGTGCTAGCAAATGAAGCGGTAGCAGGAACATTTAATGCATGAGAGGCGGTTATAGCAAAGGATGCACTTACTGCTGAACTTGCTGTACCATTAAGTGAACCTGTAAAACTACCTGTAAATGATCCTGTATTAAAAGAAGAAGTTGTTACTAATGTATCTATTCTTAATACATTAATAACATTTCCCATACCACTATGGTTTGTACAATAGTAGTATAATGTAGTAGGAGTATTATAGTTGACTTCTATTTGTATAAAATTAGGGCCACTAGTTACTCCCGTTGTATATTGAGTAGGACCATTTGGAGAGGTAGAAAATTTAAATGGGTGAGAACCTCCAACTGCACTTGTATTAAATCTATAAGTAGCACCTGGTGTAAAAGATAATTTAGGTCTGCTTATACTATCAATTATAAATACACCACCACTATCAGTTACAACATGAGTAAATACGCTTTCAGTTAAATTGTTAATTCTAGTATCAAAGGAGGCAGATGTAGATGCATAATCAACACCATTTATCCCTAATGAACCAGTAATTGAAACACTACCTGTAAACTGATGTGTATCTGTAAGTAAAGTGCCAAATCTAGTTGATCCAGTTACAAAATCAATAGATGATGTAATTACCTGTACAACTAAAGTCTGAGCAGTAATAGTATTATTTACAAGTAAATTAGAAGCAGTTACACTACCTCTAATGAAAAAATTATCAGCAGAAGATGCTGTTGCAGCATGTGATGCACTAACAGCATTACGAGCATTTTCAGCAAAAGATGCTGAATAAGCATGAGAAGCTGTAGCTGCTAAATTAGTTACGTAAGAAGCAGTTAATGCTACCGATGCTGAATAAGCATGAGAAGCTGTAGCTGCTAAATTAGTTACGTAAGAAGCAGTTAATG